GTTTCCCAGTCACGATCGTAGGGTAAGACTTCGTATCTGTCACGGAATTGTATTGTTGCATTTGTCATGGTATGCTCCTTTTTGAGTGGGGTTCACACTTGTATGACCCCCGAAAAAAGGAGTATATCATGTCTACATTTGAAAATTTGTTGAAGTCATTGCGTAATCGTCAAGAGCGCCAGAAGTCTGCGCTTGAGGAAACTGAGAAGCAAATTGCTGAGCTTGAGGAAGTGATCAAGCGCGGAGGTAAGTGATGTGTATGAGTGGCTGTTTGCGTATCTTGTTGGTTATGCTTTTGGTTTTTTCGGCGGCTGGTTGTGGTGCTTTTTCCGCTACGACATTGCGATGCGGAACAGACGGAGAGAGTAGTTATGTTGAGGTTCTTAGTGCGCCACAGGCGATTTCGGCGAATGTTAGAGCACTTAGCGAATTATGTGCTTTTGCCTATGAATCTGAGGACACTGGGCCTTGATATTTTGGACGCGGTTTTAGACGCGTCATTGGAGGAAAGTATGGCGAAACGTAGGAAAATGTCTGGTAAAGGTTCTCGTCGTTATTTTTCGGCGACAGCCGCTAAGACGCATTATAAAAACGTGAAGCCGAGGCCGCAGCGCGGCGGTATTAGGCTGTAGCGTTCTAGGTACTGGGTTTAAGGTGTTGTCTGGCAGCTTGTCGGGAGACGAAACTCAGCTAAGCGCGCAAAATCTTGAGTATGCGGCCTAGTTTTATATGAGTTGTTATTCACCATTGAAAGGATGGAAAGATGAAAGAACGGGAGGACTCACGTTCGTTCGTAAAGATTCTCGCGAAGCGATGGAAGTGGCTTGCGGTCAGTGTCTTGGCTGTCGTGTTGATCGGTCTAGGATGTGGGCAACCCGAATTGTCCACGAATCCAGTTTGCACGAATATACTGGCGGTAATTGCTTCGTTACTTTGACTTATCGTGATGAGATAGTGTGTGATGAGGAACAAAAAAAAACGGTTATCATGTTCCTTGGGACTGGAGTCTTAATAAAGATCATTTTGTAAAGTTTATGAAGCGGCTCAGGAAGTATTTCGAGCCGCAGAAGATTCGATTTTATCAGTGTGGTGAATATGGTCGTATGTGCAGGCATGGTTTTGATCTTACTATGGTTAAGTGTCCTGCATGCAATCTTGGCCGGCCACACCATCATGCATGCCTCTTTAATTGTTCGTTTGGCGATTTGGTTCCGTATCGTAGCGATAATGGTATGTTGCGTTATACTAGTCCGACATTGGAAAGAATTTGGAAGTATGGCTTCGTAGATGTTGGCGAGTTAAATTTCGAGACGGCGGCTTATGTCGCGCGTTATATTCTGAAAAAGGTTACAGGTGTGCGAGCGGAGCATCATTATTTGACGGTGTTGCCGGATGGCACGATGATGTATTTGGAACCCGAATATGTAACTATGAGTCGTCGGCCTGGGATAGGTAAGGAATGGTTTGATTTGTATGTTCAGGAAGTTTTTCCTGCTGATGTTATACCTGTTCCGGGTAAAGGTGTGTTTCGTGTCGTTCCGCGTTATTATGAAGAGTTGTTTAAGATTACGTCTCCGTTGGCTTTGGAAAAGATAAAGGCGTTGCGGAAGAAGTACAAGGATGAACATCCGGAAGAGTATACGTTACAGCGCTTGGAGTCTAAGTATAAGATTAAGAAGGATCAAGTAGCGATGTTGAAGAGGACATTGGATTGATAGTTTGGTACAGGTATCCTAATAGAACAGGTATTTACGTACCTAGGTGTGGTCAGTGTGGTCGTTTCAAAGATGAGTTATGGTCGCATGTTTTTTTTACTGGTTGTTATTGTAGGAGTTGTATTCAGGATAAGTTGTATTTGAATGTTTGGACTATAGAGGAAGTTAATGAAGCTGGTCTGTGGTTTGAGAAGTTTGATCCATCTATAAGGGAGAAAGTAGAAAGATGTTGAGACGAATGTATTGCATTTACGATACTTGTAGTGGTGTTCATGATTTGCCGGTTCCGGCGCATAATGATGATCATATTGTTAGGATGGTCCGGCAAGCGCTGCAAGAGGATAATCATCCTATTGCTAAGTCGCCGAAGGATTTTTGTGTTCGTTTTATTGGTGTTTTTGACGATTCTAGTGGTCGGTTCGAGCCGGCTGAGCCGATAGTTACGATTGTGACTGCGATAGAGTTGTTACCAGAGAAGCAGGAGGAAGATTAAGATGCCACGTTCTGTGATGGAGCATAGTTTTTCGGAAGTACCTAGAGCGAATATTCCGCGCAGTTCGTTTAATAGAAGTCATGGTCATAAGACAACCCTTGACGCCGACGACCTTGTTCCGGTGTTGGTTGATGACATAGTACCCGGTGATACTTTTAATGTTGATATGCATTTTTATGCGAGATTGACGTCTCCGACGGTTCTGCCGTTGATGGATAACATGTATTTGGAGTCGTTTTTCTTTTTTATTCCGTACCGTTTATTGTGGTCTAATTGGGAAAAGATGCATGGTGCCCAAGATGATCCAGATGATTCGATTGATTTTACGGTTCCTGCTGTTGATTCTAGTACCACGGCTAATATGTTGGGTGGTGGTAGCACGCAGTATTTGTCGAATTACTTGGGTTTGCCGTTTGTTGCGTCAATAGATCTTAGTGAGATTAGTGCGCTACCGTTTCGTGCGTATAATCTGGTGTGGACTGATTGGTTCCGCGATCAGAATTTGCAGGATAGTCTAGTAGTCGCGACTGGTGATGGTCCTGATACTTGGACTAATTATGTTGTTAAGAAGCGCGGTAAGCGACATGACTATTTTACTAGTTGTTTGCCTAAGCCGCAGAAAGGTGATGCTGTTCAAGTTCCGATTGGTACTAGTGCGCCGATTTATTCGACATTGACGCCGGGTAGTCTTGCTAATGTGGTTATTCAAGAGGGTGGTTCTGGTTCGACGACTGAGATGTATCTTAATGCTGCTTCGACTAATTTACGTGCTGGTGATTCTGTAGTTGGTGCTACTAATTTGTTGGCTGATTTGTCTGCAGCGACTGGAGCGACGATTAATGATTGGCGATTGGCGTTTCAGACACAACGTTTGTTGGAGCGTGATGCTAGGTCTGGTACTCGTTATAATGAGCTCATTTTGGCGCATTTCGGTGTGACGGTTCCTGATTTTCGTTTGCAGCGTCCAGAGTTTTTAGGTGGTGGATCTACACCTATTACAATTAATATGGTTGCTCAGACCACGTATCAAGGTGCTCAGACGGTAGAAGATTCTAAAGGTGCTCTAGCGGGTATTGGTAGTGCTAGCGGTAAGCATGGTTTCACGAAGTCTTTTGTTGAGCATGGTTTGTTGTTGGCGCTTGTTAATATTCGTGCTGATATTACTTATAGCCAAGGTGTTGAACGTTATTGGCATAAAGATACACGGTATGATTTTTATTATCCTGTTTTGTCTCAAATTGGTGAACAAGCTGTTTTGAATCAGGAGATATTCTATCAGAATACTAGTGCGGATGACGATGTTTTCGGCTATCAAGAGCGTTATGCGGAATATCGATATAAGCCGTCTCGGTTGTCTGGTTTAATGGCTGTTGATGCGGCTAGTAATCTTGATGAGTTCCATTTGTCGGAAGATTTTTCTTCGTTACCGACGTTAGGTGATACTTTTATACAGTCTAACACTAGTGCGCCGTTGGATAGAGCTATTTCGGTTCCAAGTCAACCGCAGTTTGTTCTCGATATGTATTTTAGTATGCAGTGTGCTAGAGGTATGCCGTTACATGGTGTTCCCGGTAATTTGGATAGATTCTAATGAGCGAGCTATTAGCTGGTATAGGCGGAAACCTATTAGATGTTGGTGCTTCTTTGTTTGGTGGTGGACAGCAGCGTCATGGTGCTCGTCAGATGCAGAAAAGAGAGCATCGTTTTTTGGAGCGTATGTCGAATACTGCGGTTCAGCGTCGTATGGCTGATTTGCGTTTAGCTGGTATTAATCCTATTTTGGCTGGTAAGATGGATGCCACTACGCCCGGTGGAGGTACGACTGGTATAGCCGGTGTTAGTAGGATTAGTGATTTTGGTAATACTGCGTTGTCTTCTCGTCGTTTGAAAGAGGAAGTTAAACAGATAAGACAGTCTACTAAAAAGGCAAAGATGGAGACGAAATTGACGGAGATAGCTGCGGAGAAAATGGCTTATGAGACGTTGCAGACTACAGGATCGTGACTGGGAAAC